CATAATGCCACCGGCGATACGGAAGAGGGTGGCGTAGGCGATTTGGCCTGCCGCGCCGGGAACGGCGATTCGGGCGGGGGGCGTGAGGGGCAGGGTGAGAAAAGAAATCGCCAGGGGCTTGGAGTGCACTCCATGCATCTGTACCATATCTACGTAAATGTTCATAATAACGGCGGGTAACGTCCCAATCTCTTAATTGATAATCTTTATAATTTTGGATTTCTTGACCTCGTGCAGAAGCATTTTTATTTCTTGTGTCTGCCTTACTATTTGCCTTGTCATAAGGTAACAATTCATTAGAACGTCTTGCATTCGCATTATTTAAATTAGTACTAGAATTTAAATTCTCTATTCTAGCACCTCTAGTCGCATTTAAATCTCGTTGTTGTTCACGCATTAAATTAGCGTTTGCAATATTCATTTTAATACGAGATACAATTTCGTTTAATGTTTGTTGTGCAGTTTGTAAATCAATATTCCATGCACCTGCATTTTTTAGAAACTTAGCTTTTTCAGCTTCTAACCATTTTAAATTACCTTCAGCGGCTGCAAGTTTAATATTTTCGCCTATTAGCTGAATTTCTTTAGCTATCTTTTTATTATCTCCTAACGCTCGTTGGTCGGCAATCGTCATAGGCGTGCCGTCTGGCTTAGTCATAGGAACGCCATTTTCATCTACTGCTTGTTGACCTAAAGAGTTATTTATTAACTCTGTGCCTAACTTTTCAGCGTCATTTTTATTAGCTTGAGAAAGTGCTAAATTAATATTACTTTGTGTTTGTGCAGCTTGTTCACCTCCTTGTACCTTATATTCTTTATTAAAATATTCATCTCTTACTTTTTGCTGATTTAAATCATATTGTTGTCTAGTTGCATCTACAAAAGAATTATAAGATTGTGCAAATGAACTGCCTGCATTTTGTAAAGCTTGACCAAATGAGGGGTTAAAAGTGGCAGGGGCATTCTCAGGACTTGCTGAACCTGCACTATTAGAATTTACTGCGTTTGCACTTGCTTGACCATTATATAAATAAGGATTATAACCAGCGTCTTCTATTCTACGTCTTACGTTACTTTCGGTAGTCCATTCTCTATTTTCTGCATTGATTTTGTCGTTATAATCTTGTTGTTTTTGCAACATTAACTCTTGATGTGCTCTATTACGTGCATTTTCTCTTCTCTGTGAAGCTGAGCCAAATATTGAGTTAAAAGCACCTCCAATCAAAGAGCCACCAGCTGAAACAATACTACCAAAGAATGGGTCTATTACTCTTTTTTGACCTAACAAATTAAGAGATTGACCTATATTGTTATTAATTACTTTAGATACTATCATAATATACTAAATATCAAAGTTTTAGAACTAAGTGGTAAAGTTTTTTATAACTCTACCACTCTTTATTAATTCATAATTATTAGCTTTCAGAACTTTCAGAACTTCCGCTATTAGTTTCGGTTGATTCATTTGCATTTTCTACCAACTTAACAGCGACATAATTACCAAAGTGTTCATTATCTACATTAGTAGAATTATATCTACTAGGTGTCATTGCAATTAATGTAGCATCGTCAACTTGTCGGTTATCCTTTTCGCTTTTAGGCATTGCCTGCATTGTAGACGCATACTTTTCTTTTTCCATTGCGGACACATTAGGCGATAATAACTTACTTACTGCATTTGTAGGGTTTCCGGTTACTTCATCAGGAGGGAACAAAGTAGAAACTACTTCGTTAATCTCGTGGTTGAATTCGGGCAAATCTTCGTTTGCTTTTGGGGTTTCTTCCATTACTTTTAGCTGTTCAGCATTCATATAAGGGAAAAATATACTTAAATTCTCCATAATTATAATTCCTTTCTTTTAAACGTGTGGCATTCCATCGGTAGACATATCTGAAACTTTCATAATATCGAAGAAGCAACTACCAAATACTTGGTCCGTTAACTCACTACCATTATAATTAACTGCAAAGACATCGTCAAGCCATTTAGGGTTAATTTTTAAGCTTGATATATCAAATTTAGAGCCGAGACCAGCGTCACGAGAACGAGCGACAGACCAATAAGAAAGGGGTTCACCTTTGGCAAATTGTCCGTGATTGAGGTCAAGAGCGGTCTTGTATTCAGAGTAACGAGGTTGCCAGCCTAAAGCCTGTGGTATATATTTTTGGGGGTTAGTACCTTGTACAGCTACTGGAGGATAACGCCAATTTATATTTTTAGCGTAAAGGGGTTGCATTCCTAAGTTCTCGAACTCTGGTACAAAAAAATCACCTCTTTCTAGTTTCTGTACAAATGGGTCAATACGTGTTGAATCATATTGAACAGCAGGTACAAGGGAGTAAATACACATTAATATACCATGTTCTTTTGCGTCAAATTTAATTTCACCATAGCCATTACCAACGGCTTTACCGGTCGTACGTCCAAGATAACCACCAAGTTTAGAATCTTTACCAGTGACAGAAGTACCGGCAGTTTGAACGACATCACCAACTTGTAAGTTAGAGTCAAATCCACCAATATAAATACAATTGCCGTCACGTCCTTCATCTACTTCTATACCAAAGTGAGCACGCATTTGTTCTTTGTAGGTTTTGCCTGCACGCATTGTTATACTTGCAAGTTTATCGAGGGCAAAGGCATTACGAATGTCATCAACAGAGAGGTTAACCGAATAGGTTTCGGGTTTACTAGCTAATTCAGGTGTTTTATAAGCACCCATTTTAATTGTTACACTTGCGTTTTCTTGCGCTCTTGCATTGTCTCCAAGTGTAGTTACATTAGCACCGCTAAGTTCATAAGAATTATTACCTAAGAAAAATTTAGGGTTAAAGTTTTCAATACTGAAAAGTGGAGTAGGGCGAACGTTTGTAAATACATCTAGATTAGCATTTCTATACTGCAAATCAAACCAACCATAAGCGTTAACTTCTGAAAAAGCTACTTTTCTAGGGTTTGAATTAGATATAAAAAAGTCAATGTTAAATTTAGCCATATCAAATTGTTCATATGTACTATTACGATAATAATCGGCATAAATTTTCTGATAAGCGAGGGCACGGAGTGGAGAAACAGAGCCAAGACCTCCATTAGATATCACTGCATCGGTGTAAGCGTCACCGGCTGAAGAAGAATATTTACCATATCCGAGTAAGTCCATTAAACGGAAGGCATTTTTTTTCTTTTCAAAGCCAAAAATATCGGTAGTTGATAGACTTTTAAAGCCTTCGACTAATTCTTTTATTTCCATATATGGAAGATATTGCAATACTTTAGACTTTAAACCTTGTAAGTGACTAGTGCGGTAGTCGGTCATACCGGTAATAAATTGGTCAAAGTAAGTGAAGAGTTGTTTGTATGGTACAAAATAGAACTCATACACACCACGCATAGACATAAATGCAGCACTATTCATTGGAAGTGTGCGCATAAAATCGGTAGCAGATATTTCTACATGGTCATGGGGCATTAAATCCATTGTAAGAATGGGTAAAAGTGCGCCAGCAGGTGCAGTAAATAAGTGTCTTTGTGAGAGGTCAAACGCATTTCGAGGGCGATTTGCTCTACTAGGTTTAATTAATGGAACTTTAGACATAATTTTAAATTAAAAGTTATACATTTAAGCCATACGACGATAGCCATTTATTTTAGTGTTATTACATTTCTTACTTTTATTACGTTTTTCCAAACGTTGTTTTTGCATCTTTTCATAAGATTTATATTCATCAGATAAACGAGGGTTTAAACCTTGTTTGTCAAATGATTCAGGGGTAAAAATACCCTGAGCCGAATAGGGTTCACACCATTGACCAAGCGGAGTATTTAAAATGTAGTTAAAATAAGGACGAAGCAAATCGTTATTTTCATACTCTTTTTTAGCATCGCTATTACATAACTTTTTAGATAGAAGTTTATGCTTTGGAAAAGCTAATTTTAGCACTGGGAAACATTCAAATTCGGCAGGGTAGTAACCTATCTTTTCAATTAGCTGATTAAACGTATCATAGAAATTACGAAGTTTAGTTTGTTCATATATGTATAAATACCTATCAAACATAAAGAGATACAAAGTAGTAAAATCAGTGTAGTGACTATATCGTACAAAGTCAATTTCTTTAGAGATTCGATAAACATTTTGCGAAGAATACCAATTTTGGTTTTTATCCATTCCCAATTTGTTATATTCCTCGGTATAATTAGAGTTACACCAATTACGGAAAGTGTTTTTACTATTCCTCTGTAAATAGTTAGACAAACTAACTGAATTAAGATTAATATTATTTTTAGTAGCATAGTCAATCAATTGTACATTTATGAATTCTTTCCACTCTTGCAAGTGTCGAGAATAGAAGCTATAAGTTGCATATTTTGAATCATAAGATAGGTTATTAAACTGGTAGCATTTGCGGAAAATGGAACGTAATGTATCTTCGGATATTCGAAAACGAGACGTTGTTTTAACTCCATGTTTGTCAGTAATAACGACATTTTTTTCAATAGTTCCTCTGTCGATAAGTGCGAAAACTTCTTCTTTGCTAGCTTTGTACTCGCCAATAACAGGGTTTTTACTTTGAAGGTGGAACGGCTTTGTTTCACGGAGTTGTAAAACTTTTGGTAAGTATAAATTACCGCTAACATATTCAGCAACATAGTATGCTGTGTTGGGGTCGCAGAACTTAACGTATTTGGCGGTAAAAAAAGGATCACAGAACGGCACAAATGCATAATCGTTAAATTTTCGTCCGGTTTTATATTTTTTACCCCAGCTTTCAGTGATAAAAGCTTTGATTTTAGATGCGATTTCTTTTGAATCAAAGAAAAGGGTGCCGTGATAATGCGGGCGCATTGTCTTGGGTCCGTACTCGCTTGCGATGAAATAACGTATTTCTTTTTCATGTTTGGGTATATTTAATTTATAAATTTTATCTCGTAAACGTTTCATAAAGTCCTGAATGTCTTTCTTGCAAACGTAACCAAATTGAAAATTATCAGAAGAAGACAACTTTTTATTTTCAATAGTAGGTATAAATAAATCGTCTTCAAACTCATAACCATAATGAGTTATACCTTTGTTATTATATGGAGATGATTTGCCAGACATTTCAGTACGACCAATAGCACGGAGTTGTATTTTGCCGTTTCTATCTTGAAATACTTCCATTGTGGGAATATGGTCATTGTCGTAAGTTAATGTAAACATAACAGAAAACTCATGCTCTAATATTTCTTGTTTTACACGCTTAGACATTTTAGACGCTTTCACATTCAAACAATACTCACACTTTTTGCATGGAACACTTTCATAATGTGAAGTATTTTTATTATAAATTATTTGAGGTTTTAAGCAACCAAATAAATTTAAATCGTGATCACGTCTTAAAAGTGTGTCAGTGTCAACCAAGCCAGCCCAATCTACATCGTTCATAATAAGTGACATTTATCAGTTAATTTAACTTCTGGGTGTCGTGGGTCATTAGAACAAATAAAGTTCTCAAAATGACCAGAACCAGAAAAATTTACTATACACCATGAACAATCACCACAAGTTAAAGTGTAGTTAATATTATCGTCTAAAGGTGTAATAAAATCCATGTGCATATATATGAAATTTTGAATTATATTGCAAATATATACAATGGAAATAAATTACATAATTAGCATTATGATAAATAGATATATTACAAAACAATATTCTGGTTGAATCTCTTCTCCTATCCATTTTAAAAGGTTATTCTTTGGTAAGCAAGAGT